AAGCCCTCTTCACCGCCGAACAGACTGCCGAATTCGACGCCGCCAAGGCCGAAGCCGGCACCCTGGAAGCCGCCATCGCGCAAGAACGCGAGGCCATCGAGATCGAGCGCACCGCAGCCGCGCTGCCCGCGCAGGCCGGCGGCACCGCGCTGGACGTCGGCGACGCCACCGTGCAGGTCGGCGTGGACCGCCGCACGCTCGACGCGCAGCACGGTTTTGCCCACTTCGGGCAGTTCCTGTCGGCCGTGCGCGGCGCCGCACTGCGTCCCACGGCCGTGGACGAGCGCCTGCGCATCGGTGCTGCGGCCAGCACCTACGCCAACGAATCCAGCGGTGCCGACGGCGGTTTCCTCGTGCCCCCGCAGTACTCCAACGAGATCATGAGCGTCATCGACGCCGGTGAATCGCTGATGACGCGCGTGCGCCAGATCCCGGTGTCCGGCAACTCCTTCATCTTCCCGGCCAACGAAGAAACCGCGTACGGCACCAACGGCGTGCAGGCCTACTGGGACAGCGAAGCCGACACCATCAGCCAGACCAAGCCCGTGTTCAAGAACGGCGAGATCAAGCTCTGCCGCCTCACGGCGCTGTGCCCGGTCACCGAAGAATCGCTCGAGGACGCGCCCGCGCTCGGCACCTGGATCTCCATGCTCGCCGGCGACAAGATGGCCTACAAGCTCAGCTACGCCATCCTCAACGGCACCGGCGTGGGCACCATGCTGGGTCTGCTGAACTCGCCCGCACTGGTCACGGTGGCCAAGGAAACCAGCCAGGCCGCCAGCACCGTGCTGGCCGCCAACGTGCTCAAGATGTACAGCCGCATGCCGGCGCGCAACCGCATGAGCGCGGTGTGGATCATCAACCAGGACGTCGAAGCGCTGTTGCCGCAGATGACGGTCAACGTCAAGAACGTGGCCGGCACCGAAAACGTCGGCGGGGGCCCGCTGTTCCTGCCGCCGGGTGGACTGTCCGGTTCCCAGTACGGCACCCTGCTGGGCCGGCCCATCGTGATGACCGAAGCCTCCCCGGCCCTTTCGTCCGCTGGCGATATCGTCCTGGCCGACATGCGCCAGTACATGGCCATCACCAAGGGCGCGGTCAAGGCCGACCAGTCGATGCACTTCTACTTCGACCAGAACATCCGCGCCTTCCGCTTCGTCATGCGCGTGGGCGGCCAGCCGTGGCTGTCTGCACCCATCGCCCGCGCCAGCGGCAGCAACACGCTCAGCCACTTCGTGGCCCTGGGCGCTCGCTGATCGACACCCCACCACCTGAAAGGAAAACATCATGAACCTCAGCGCACGCCTGGACGAACAGGTCACGCCGGTGGTTGGCGCCATCGGCCTCCTGCTCACCTCCACCCTCGGCGACACCGACTACGTGTCGATGAAGGGCTACGCCCGCTGCCAGATCGTCATCGCCATTGCCGACGGCACCACCGTCACCGGTTCCACGATCACGCTCAAGCAGGCCACCGCAGTGGCCGGCACCAGCGAGAAGGAACTTGCCTTCACCCGCATGCTGGCCAATACCGACCTGGGCGCCGCCAAGGCCCTGACCGAAACCGCCGTCACCAGCAACACGTTCACCACGCAGACCACCAACAGCAAGGATTCGCTGTACGTGATCGACGTGGCGGCCGAAGACCTGGACGTCGCCAACGGCTTCGACTGCCTGCGGGTCGACTGCACCGGCCACGCCGCCACCGCCTCGCGCGGCTGCATCGTGCTGTTCAACCTCTACGGCAAGCGCTACAGCGGCGCCACGCCCGACCAGGCCATCGCCGACTGATCCAACCCACCCGCAAGCCACCGCGCCCGGCCGTGCACACCGCACGCGCCGGCCGCGGCGCGTTCAACGCCTGAAGGACACCACGCCATGGTAGCCACCGTGCAGATCATCGAGAAGAACGGCGCCGGGGGCACCGGCACCGACAAGACCAGCGGCACCATCCGTTTCAAGAACGCCGACGATGCCACCGTCGACCTGAACGACCCCATGGTCGTGCCGGGTTCGGGCACCGACTACAGCTACGAAAAGTGGCTGCGCCTGAACGTCACCGGCGGCAGCTACAGCCAGATCACCAACATCGAGGCCTACAGCGACGGCGCCAACGGCCTGGGCACCGGTGTGGGCCTGTACGCCAAAGCCGTGACCAGCTACGCCACGCCGGCCGAAGCCACGACCACCAGCGGCTACACCGACTTCTTCAGCTACACCAGCGGCAGCCCGCTGAGCCTGGGTGCCGGCCCGTTCACCAGCACCGGCGAGAAGGGCGACCATCTGGTGATGATCGCCACCGTGGCCGACACCGCCAGTGGCGGCCTCACCGCCAGCGAAACGCTGACCATCGCCTGGGACGAAATCTGATGCCCAGCGAGCAGCCCGTGCCGTGGGAAGTGACCCGCCGCAACGGCATGGCCATCGCCAGCAACGGCGCCACCATGGTGGTGCTGCAGGATGCCGAAGCGGGCCGCATGTTCGTGCGGCGCGCCATCAAGGGCCTGGCCATGGGCGCCGCTGCAGACCGCGTGCTGCCCAAGCTGAACGAGCTGGCCGGCGAACTGCTGCAGCGCATGGACATGCCGGCGCACGAGATCGCCGCTCGCCTGCAGGCCCTGGCTGGCCTTGCGCATGTGGGGCCGCCGCAGCACGTCGAATGGGCCGTGGTCGAGATGAACGGCGTGCGCGTGTACTGCAACGGTGCCGAGGTGCTGGTGACCGAGCAGGATCTGACACCGTGACCCATGGCCACGCTGCACGCCCGCTGGTGGTGGCTGCGCCGTCAGATCATCGGCTGGTGGCGCGACAGGTACAGCAGCGGCTCGACCATCGTGACCGTGTGGCTGCATGTGCGCCGCGTGATCGTGCCGCGCCGGCCGTGGTGGAAGTGAACACACATTCTCAGGAGCAAACTCTATGGCTTTGACGACCGAGCAACTTACCGCACTGCGCGACTACATCAACACCATCCCCGAGTGGTCAGCGTTGCCGAATGACAGTTCAAGTGCGCTGTTCATCGCGCAGCAGATGGACGCAGCCGCATCCCCGAAGTTCATCGTCTGGCGCACGATGACAAGCCAGGATGAAATCATGTTGAACGGCTTTGATTGGGTGCGCGTCGATAACCTATCTGTCGGGAAGGCGCGTATCTGGGAATGGCTATTTTCCAACGACGCAAGGGCCATCAACCCGAGCAAGGTCAATGTCCGCGCCGGCATTGATGAAGCGTGGAAGGGGACGTCTGCCGATCTGGCCGTTCGCGCGGCAGTCTACGCCCACTGCAAGCGAGCGGCGACCATTGCAGAGAAAGTCTTGGCAACGGGTCAGGGGACGACAGAGAACCCGGCGACCATGGGCTTTGAAGGCCAGTTGAGTTACGCGGATGTGCAGGCCGCGCGGAGCCTGTAATGGCGCTGACCAATGACCACGACGTAGCGCTGACGTGGAGCGCCAGCAGCACGCAGACGATGAGCAACAACACTACTCGGTACACCAGCGATGCGCGCAGCATTGACGCCACTGCCATTGCTGCGACGCTGCGCGTGCTGGTGGACAACGCCGGAACGCCGGCCAGCGGTGATGTCGTGAACCTGTGGATTTCGTGGAGCCCGGACGGCACGAACTTCGACACCGACGAACACGCAATGCCGCTCGGCATGCTTGACACGGTGGCAGCAAACGACCCCGGGGAAGACCCGGCGGCAAAAACCTACCGCCTGCCGATCAACGGCTCGCAGAGCTTCAAATTGATTGCACTTGCGCCGCAGTCGGCCACGCGAAACGTCACCCTGAGCGCGATCTACAACGAGCAGCGGGCGAGCTAAATGCTGCTGCGGGTAGATCAACCGCGGTATGAGCAGCCGCAGGGCGGCGCTCAGATCGACTGGTCGTCTGACCTTTCCCGCGACCTACGGTTTTGCATCGTTGCGCATCCAGCGGGTACAGATGCGGTTTCGAGTCGCGCCCCTCTGCTTTCGTTGCTTGGTACTGGCGCCGAGTTTTCGGCTCGATACGGCGGCCTGATTGTTCAGAAATCTGACGGTACGACTCAGTACCAAGAACACCCGGTTGATCTTCTTGCGTTTGGCACGGGCGCGTATTCCATCTCGTTTCTGGCGGAGCTTAATCCGCTTTCAAACTCGCAGGCCGCTGTCATCGGCAACAACCGATCAGGCACAGCCGGCGGCGTATTGTTGTACAGATCAGGACTTAAGCTAGTCGTCAACCTGTCGGCAAACTTCGTGACGACGCTGACAACGGCGGCAGACCTATTTGATAGTGCATGGCACTTTGTAACCGTCACGCGCGACAGTGCAGGCAACAGCGCTTGGTTTGTTGACGGAACCGCAGACAACACTGCGTCTGCATCGCCGCACAACGTGAGCAGCGGTTTCGCGCCGATGATCGCCGCGCAACGCACTACGACAGGGCAACAGCGCTGGGCGCAAGGCTCGTATGCACTGTTTCTCGGCCACAACCGGGCAATCTCGCTGCAGGAGCATGTCGAACTCTCGCGCAACCCCTGGCAACTGTTCGAGCCCCGCCGCATCTGGGTTCCGCAAGCGGCAGCGGCTGGCTTGCCGACTCTGAGCGCGTCAACCTACAAACCCGGCACGCTTACTAGCACAGGCTGGACCCCGCGCATCACCGCGACCTGACATGGCCGTCGACCTCTACTACCTAGCCGTCCCCGCAGGCAGCACGGCCCCCACGGCCGCGCAGATCGTCGCGGGCGTCGACTATGGCGCGGTAACGATCTTGGATGCGGGCTCGGTGGCGTACACCAGCGCCGGGACGTATGACGCCGACAGCGCGCCTGTCACTGGCGCGAGCGCGAGCACGGCCTACGATCAGTGGTGGGTGGCCTACGATGGAACGACCTACGGCACGCCGGTGTCGGGCGAGATTACGACGGCGGGGGCTGCAGTCACGAACACTGCCACCGCCAGCCTCTCCGTCACCATCCAGCAAGCCCGCACCGCCGCCGCATCCGCCGGCCTGGCCATCCAGTCACCGCGCGCCGCCACGGCCAGCGCCAGCATCGCCGCCCAACAGGTACGCGCCGCCCAGGCCGGTGTACAGGCCGCGCTGCAGCAGGCACAGCAAGCCACGGCCGCGGTGTCGCTGGCTGCGCAGGCCGCAGGCGCACAGTCGGCCAGCCTGCAGGCCGCGCTGCAGAAAGCCCGTGCCTCCACCGCCGCTCTTGGCGCCTACCTGCAGGCCGGAAGCGGCCTGGCCGCCGACCTCGAGGTCGCCGTGCAGCAGGGCCGTAGCGCCACGGCCACGGTCAGCATTGCCGCCCTGGTGCAGCAAACCCTGGCCGCCGACCTGTCCATCGCGGCCCGCCAGGCACGCAGCGCCACGGCAGGCATCAGCCTGTCCATCCAGGGATCGGCCACCACCACTGTGGCGGCCAGCCTCAGTGTGGCGGTGCAGGATCTGCTGAGCGCCGCCGTCAGCGTCAATATGGCGCTGCAGGTTGCGCGCAGCGCGTCGGCAGCGCTGTCGGCATACCTGGTCATGCGGCGCGCGGTCAGTGCAGCCATGTCCACCGCCGCCCAGGCCACGCGCAGCGGCACGGCGGGGCTGAGCCTGTACATCCAGGGCGCGGTGGTCGAGCAGCCCCTCAGCGCCTCACCCGCCGGCCGCCGCCTGCAGTTGGCAGGCCGCCCGGCCAACCTGCAGACCGCGCGCCGCCCCACCTACCGCGGGGGAACCCGATGACCCTGAAACTGATCACCGCGCCCGCGGCCGAGCCCGTCAGCACCGCCGAGGCCAAGCTGCACCTGCGCGTCACGCACAGCGCCGACGACGCGCTCATCGCCACGCTGGTCAGCGCCGCGCGGCAGCACGCCGAGCACCTGATGGGCCGCAGCATCATCACGCAGACCTGGGAGCGCGTGCTCGACGCCTTCCCGGCCGTCGAGATCAAGGTGGGCGGCTCGCCCGCCGGCCCGGTGGCGGCCATCACCAGCGTCAGCTACACCGACACGGCCGGCGCCACTGCCGTGCTCGACCCGGCCGACTACACGCTCGACGACGTCGCCGAGCCTGGCTTCGTGCTGCCGTCGGCCGCGCTGTCCACCTGGCCCGCCACCTACGACACCGTCAACGCCGTGCGCGTGCGCTTCACGGCCGGCTTCGGCGCCAGCGGTGCCGCGGTGCCGGGGCCCATCCTGGCGTACATCAAGCTGCGCGTGGGCACGCTGTACAAGTTCCGCGAAGACGTGGCCGCCGGCGTCAGCGTGGCCGATCTGCCCGGCCACTACAGCGAGCGCCTGCTCGACCCCTTCCGCGCCTGGGGGGCCTGACGCATGCCGCTCAACGCCGGTTTCATGGACACGCTGATCACCCTGCAGGCCCGCGCCGCCGGCGTGGATGCCCGCGGCCAGCCCAACGGCGCATGGGGCAGCCTGGCCACCGACGCCAGCGTGTGGGCCCAGCCCATGCCGGCCAAGGGGCGCGAGTACTTTGCCGCGGGCCAGCTGCAGGCCGAGGGCGCCATGGCATGGCGCATCCGCTACCGCACCGACCTCACCGCCGCCATGCGCGCGCTCGAAGGCGCCACGCCTTACGACATCGTGGCCGTGGTGCCCAGCGCCAACCGTGAGTGGGTGGACCTGTACTGCACCCAGGGGGTCAAGGATGGCCGCTGACGGCATCACGCTCAAGGTCGAAGGCCTGAAGGAGCTGCAGGCCGCGCTGCGCAGCGTGCCCGAGAAGCTGCGCAAGCGTGCCCTGCGCAACGCCCTGGCCGCCGGTGCGCGCGTGGTGCGCGACGAATCCCGCGCCAATGCGCCCGTGCTCAGCGCCGAAGGTGCGCGCCTGGCCGCGCCCTACCGCAAGCCAGGAACCGTGCGCAACGCCATCAGCGTGCGCACCAGCAAGATCGCGCGCCGCGCCGGCAACGTGGGCGTGTTCGTCAACGTGCGGCCGGCCAAGAAGGGCGCCCGCGGCGCCAAGAGCCCGGACGACCCGTTCTACTGGCGCTGGCTCGAGTTCGGTTGGAACCCGGCCGGTCGCCGCACCGGTGGGCGCGGTGCCGCCGGCCGCCGGCAGCGTCGCGAGATGGCGCGCAGCACCAACCCCAAGATCCGCGCCGGCTTCGGCTTTCTGCAGAAAGGCGCCACCCGGCTGCAGCAGGCCCTGGGCATCTTCGTGCAGAAGCTGGGCCCCGCCATCGCAAAGCTCAACAACAAGGGCCAGACGCCATGAGCGCCGAGAGCGACTTCCGCGCCCTGTTGACGGCCGCCGCTGGCGTCACCGCGTTGGTGCCGGCCGCGCGAATCGCGCAAAACGTGGTCGAGCAGGGCGTCGTCACGCCCTACATCGTCTTCACCGCGCAGCACACCCCGCTGTACGGCCTGGACAACAGCCTGCATGCCAACCAGGTGCAGGTGCGCGTGGAGTGCTGGGCCGACGACGCCGGCACTGCCGACGCCGTGGCCGACGCCGTGCTGGCCGCGCTGCGTGCCGACGGCCGCGTG